GTACAGCTCCGTTTGCTACTAATGGTTGCATTAAATATATATAATACATTCCATGTTGCATAGCATTAGTAACATGGTCATAAGATATAGGTGTAACTTCTGTGACATTAAAATAGGGAAGGTCTACGGTTTGAACTTGACCACCTGAAGAAAACTCAAGGGTGTCAGTAATCATATTTTGTACATTCGAAAAAGATGGCACTTTCGTTAAGCAATCTAAAACTGGACTATAATTCCGCACAACGAGTAACTTACAATAATGAAAGTTTGTCATTGCTGCCTGAATATGTAACTTAAAACCTCCCTTCCAATAGGCGGCTTGTGATGATATAATCTCTAGAGGTGTGTACAGCCATCTTCCAACGGGGGAGTTGGTGTATAAATTGGATTGATTAGGTGTTATCGGTCTTGAAAATAACACCTTACCCACTGGTGTTGTTGTATCAACGTTAAATGTTTGTAAGTAAGCTGGTTTTGACGTAACATACTTGACACTCATTTCATCAATATTGGTCCGAAAAATTGGTGTGTTTGCTACTCTCTCATAATCATGATAAGGGTTCAAGCTTTCGAAATACGATGGCTTATCTACAGCGTTAACCATATTTAAACCATAGGAAACCGTTCTCTTCTCTGGTGCAGTGACATTTGGATTGTGCAATCCTGTGTAATAGGTCACTAGCTTTCTTCCTTGATCAAGAAAATCTTTTGTTTTACGCTGAACGAAATTGAAAGCCTGATCAATGATTTCACTTTGCGGTTGAAAGATCGAATTGGCTACAAAAGTAGGGTCAACATGAGGTATATAAAACTCTGAATCTATAAACATAGCGTGTATGCTTATCGATAGAGTGGTTGAACCCGATGTTGGCACTCCAAGTGTATTCAATACCTTCAAATGTAACTCAGCGTAATCCGAAAGATTGACATTGGATGTGACTACTGCTGTTTCAGATCTAATCAATTCAGTTCCTGAATAAAAAGGAACTTCTAAACACACACTGGATGCCTCATTTGCTGATAGAAAGCAATGGGGCGCAGCCATAAGAGATGGGACTGTTAATATGCCATTCAAACTAAGATAAGATGAATAGCCTAAAGGCATGGCTGCCATCAGAACCGTTCCACTATGCATAGGTGTTCCTGAAACTTGTGCTATTATACAAAGCTTCGTCCTATACAAAGATGTAGATTCGAAGGGTTTTCTGACTAAAGGATTATTTAATAGTCCTGAGGGTATTGGTATTACTATTAAATTGCTATTAGCTGGTGTTGCAGCTGTCCAGTCTACATTCTGGATGAAATAGGGCTTATTCAATATAGCATTAAATTCCACTTTCATATCCTTTAACTGAAATGGAATAGGTGTGAACTCATTGTAAATGGGGGTGGATTCTATCTGCGAGCGAGTTCGTACTTGCGACAAATATCCTTTATTATTTGTTTGTATGGCAATCTGTATATATTCCGGTTATTTATAGATCAATAATAACCTAGAAACTCTTAAATTTGGTAAATCCCAATTAGTCG